GCGGCTCCTGTAGCGGGTGCTCCTGCGGCTCCTGTAGCGGGTGCTCCTGCGGCTCCTGTAGCGGGTGCTCCTGCGGCTCCTGTAGCGGGTGCTCCTGCGGCTCCTGTAGCGGGTGCTCCTGCGGCTCGTGTTTTTGATCCGGGAACTGCACAAGACCTTGTCGAAAAACAAAGACAGTTAGAAGCGGCGCGTAAGGTTGAAACAGAACGACAAATTGCAACCAACGCTGAAGCAATTAAAGTGGCTTCTAAAGCCTCTGAAGATTTGCAAGCCTCTGCTGATAGCGCAGACAGCAACATTCTTGTTGCAAACCGCATTTCACAGAACGTTCAAAAGGTTCCAGAGTTGGTTAACTTATTGGGTAGAGACACAGTACAGTCTGCCATCCTTAACCTTGCTGACCTAGGACTTAGAACGCCGATGGGTTCTATTGGCATCAACGATGTTAACCAGTTGGCGGTACAGCTTGACCCAAGTATCAGAAACATTAAAGACCCTAAAGTAAAAGAAGCTCGCCTGTCTGCGGCGCAACAACTGGCGCGTGACTTTGCCTTCCTTTCATTACAGGGCTCGAAGATGATTCAGGGTCAAGGCGCTGTGTCTGACAACGAGCGCGCGTTGATTAAACAAGCCACTGGAGACCCATCTCGTTTGACAGCACAAAACATTATGATGGTTGCTAGGGCTGTTAAATACGAGGCTACAAACGCCAAAGAACGCAGAGACCTTTGGAACAAAATGGAATCAAACGGCGCGACGTACCAACAATTTAGAAGATCGCCTGAAATGATGGCGTTGAAGAAAGACCAGTACGACCGCATGACAAAAGTACTTGGTCTGTCTAATGCTCCCGCGTTTGATCCTGCGTTGGAAAGATCCTAACCATGGAATGGGTTAATTCTTTAAACCCCCAACAGAAAGCTCTGGCAGATAAAGTTGTTAGGGCCGCTGAAAAATACGGCGTGGACCCCGCGTTTGCTTTGTCTACCGCAAAGGCAGAGAACGACGACTTTATGCACAGTGTTAAGAGGAAGTCTGGCAAAGGTGCAATTGGTCTTATGCAGATCATGCCTAACACGGCTAAAGGGTTAAAGATCGACCCTTATAATGTAGACCAAAACATCGACGGCGGCGTGAGGTATTTAAAAGAAAATCTTGACCGCTTTGGTGGTAACAAGATGCTTGCTTCTGTGGCATACAACTACGGCCCAAACAGCAACTTTTTTAAAACTGGATATTTGCCCGACGAGACACGTGGGTACATTACAAGAATTACCAAGCACGGCGGCTATGGTGATGTACCCGTTGGCACAATGCCAACACCCCCGATGCAAAAAATTAGCACAGGAACCCAAGCAATGGCTGAAAAAAAACCTGCACACGGAATTACGTTGGCACCAATTGACGAGGCCGATTTAAAAACATGGAATCCTTCTACTACTACTACAACCAACGAAAAAGTTGCGTCCAGACAAGTCGGTATAGATGATGCAATTGCCGCCGGTTTTGGTGGTGTTGCCGGCGTGGGTGTTGGCCACATGTTGCGCCCCCCAACAGAGGGCGAAGAAAGACAGCTTTCGCGCGAAGCACGCAACGAACTTACAGCGAATCAGCAACGTATTGCAATTGCACAAGCTCAAGCACAGGCGCAAAATCAACCTGCGCCTACACAGGCAACAACACCAACGCAAGACCGAGGGTATGGCACAAAAAACTGGATCTACCAAGAATACCCTCAACACATTGGTCCAACTGTTGAGGCAATGAACCCCAACACAAAATCACATGCGGATGAAATTGCTAGCGTTTTGTCACAAGGAAATAAAGTTGTAAGAAACATTCCTCAAGGCCCGCTACCAATGCAAGCCTCACCCTTTTCAACTTTTCCTAGCGCAATGCCCCCTCCTGCGCCGCCTGTTGCACAAACTCCAAACCTTGGTGTGGCACCAACACGGGCTAACCTTGCAAACCTAGCCCCTCCAAGGCAATTGACACCCGCTCAATTACAAATGCAGGTGATTGCTAACAGGGCTAAAAACGTTGGTTCTGGTAAAGTTGGTGGTGGTGTCATGGGCGCTATTGCAGGCCAACAAGGATACGACGCGGCACAGAAATTTAATCAAGGCGATTGGGCAGGTGGATTGACCAGCGGAATTACTTCTGCCGGCGCCACGGCAATGATGGCGCCCAACCCTAAAATTAAAGCGGCTGGTGCGGCTTATACCGCGGCTGGTGGTGCTCTTCATTTGCTTCAAAACATTTTCAACACAGAAGACCAAACCAAGTCAGTGTTGCAACCAGATGGCACACCGCCTAAGTATAAAAAAGGTGGTGCAATAAAAAAGCCGATCGGCGGCCTGTCCGCCGTCGAGCACTTTGACGGCGGTGGCCGTACGGGTATTGCAAAAACTGTAGCGGGTAAAATTGCCGGCGCGTTTGGTCAGGCCCCGGGCCAGTTGGTCATACCCACTGCCGAAGAGGTTGCAAAGTTTGCACCAAAGCCAACACAGCAAATTAAGTTCAGCGACGCCATTAGGCCGTACCAAGATCACTACCTTGGTGTGCACATGTCTGACAGACAGGGTGTTCACGGCGGTCGTTGGGGTGGCACAGGTTTCCCTAACTTCCAAAATACCAGTCCTCTTCACGCGGCCAACAAGTCTGTGTGGATGAACGACAGTGAAGAGGCCGCCAACAAACTAATTCAAACCTCTAGGGAATTTAACGGCCGTCCTATGGTCAACACCAACTACATTGGTGCGCCGGATCAACACAGGTCCAACAAGACCGTTTTCAACGACGTGCTTGATACGTTCTATAAGAACCAAGCCGCGGGCCAAGTAACACCCGAGCAAATTGAGAAAATCAACCAAGCTATTCTGAGTAAAGCCAAGACAACAGGCACGCTAAAAAACCTTCCGTTCAATGATCAATTCAACATCATGGACAAAGACGCAGTCAAGGCAATTGCCGGACAAACGTTTGAGGGACGCAAGGCAATCGGCGACCTGCTTGGTATGGGCCTTGGAACACGCAAGCCCCCAACTGTACCGCAGTATGCAAACATCCTAGAAGACCACGCAGACCCCTTTACAAAAGGCGCGCCTACAAGCGCGGTTGGTACACGTTTGTTTAAGGTGGACAATGTGCCTGCGCAGTACACAGACGATGTGTTGCACCCTGACTATCGTTGGAAAGTAACAGGTGAAGACCAAAGGGTGCAGTTCCCTGCGGTGCCACAGAATATTGCGGTGCGTGATTGGTACAATGAGATCAAGCCACGTATCGGCATGGAACCCCACGGCAACGCTTGGTTCTCTTATCCTAAGAGACCACAGCTTATCAGCAAAGACTACATTACCATGGCAGAGGATGCAGGGTACGCAAAGGGTGGTTTAACTGGTGTACCACACTACGATAAAGGCGGTAGGACGGGTGTTCTGACGCGCCTTGCTGAGTCAGCGTACGACATACTCAAGCTGACGCCTGAGAAGCTTGAGTCTTGGCGCAAGGCCAACGCAAAACCATATAAACAACAGCAGGACCCTCAACTGGCCCAAGCGCTTGAAGCGTACATGACAGGCAAAATATCACAGGCTGACTACCTGCGCATTATGAACGAGCGCAGGCCAATTCGCCCGTTAACAGAAGTGCCAAGAGCACACTCTGACACAGACATTGCTTCTGCACTAAATAGAAATCAGGTTGAGGATAAGGGTATTTTGGGTGTGAATTTATTTGCGCCACAGGGCATGCGCGTTGGTAACCGCCTTGACATTCCTGCGTACGAGCGCTTTGGTACTTACGTGGACACAATGCACGACCCTTCAAGTGGAGGCAAGCCTATTGCTTATGGTCACACAGGCCACTTAAAGAACGTGGAGTTCCAGTCTGACCCCAACAGGGCCATTCGCGCGGGCCTTGGAACCAGAGAACAAGGAATGACCCCCTTGGCACTTGAAGAGGGTCAAGGCAAGGCGCCGTTTGCCATGATGGTTGGTGACAACCAAGTCACAAGCAACGACGAGGTCCGCAGGATGCTTGCAGAGGCCCTACAGGACCCCTCGTGGCGCCAGATTGGTATGAACCCATACCGCGGGTCACAATTCTACGACAAGGCCGACATGCAACCCGTGTGGAGCGCGGCTGAAAAGATTCAGGCCGGCCCACTGGTGCTGGCGCGTGACGTAGAGAAAACATCGTGGAAAGACCCACGACTAAAAACCAAGTACGGCGTGAACTACGCACAGGGTGGTTTGACACACTTATAGGCTTGGGGGAGAAGAGTGGCTACCAAACCACCCCCCTCTTCGCCCTTATTTGCGGTAGCGTGTGTCGATCCAAGACTCTGCCGCAAGCGGGAAATCTCCCGCCCAACTTGGTGGTGTGGTCAATGACTTCATCACCAATTCTTCAGTTTGTTTCGCGTCTTCTACACGGCATAACGAAAGAATTTCATCATGGATCAGGTTAATCACCGAAACGCCTTTACCCTCCAGTTCAAGCGAAGCCTCGGCAAGAAAATCTCTTGCGGTTCCTTGAACGGCGGACTGGAAGATGCTAGACCCAATAAGCTTGTTGCGGCCCCACTTGCGGGTGAAAGTGTTCTGACTGGTGACGTACACCACGTCAGCCAACTTACCCCATGGCGTGTACTCCTGAACGACCTCAGGGGCTTGCCAACAAATTAGGCGACCACTGGGCAGTTGCATCCACAACGCGCCTTTAAGCACCTTAAACGTCACCTTACCGGCCTTAAAGGGGCTTCCGGGCTCCTTGATGGCGTCGATGGCCGCTTGGCCCATTAGGAACCAACAGTTCTTCACCTTGGCGTAAGACAGCCTGTACGCGCTTACAGCGTTCTCTGCCTGTCCGAGATCCAACATCACCCCCATGCCTTCAGCGTAGGCCACAAGGCCCTTTGCGCCCTGCCCAAACATGCAACCGAGCACAGCGGACTTGCTGACCTGACGCATGTCTTTGGTCACTTGTTCGTAGGGCACCTTGTACAGGCTTGTTGACGCAAACGTCTTGTACTCGTCCAGACCTTGGCGGAACAACTCCACCTTGTCATTCTGGCCCGCGATCCACGACGCCACCCTGTTCTCGATTGACGACAGGTCAGCGTCCACAAAGGTGTACCCTTCTGGTGCCTTGATGGCGTTGCGCACAATCGACGAGCACGCGTCCATCACGCGGTCACCAAAGCGCTCCTTCATGGCCAAGTAGCCGCCATGCTCTAAACCAATCTGCACCGCGTCTGCAATGTCTTGGTCCTTCATCCACAGCGCGGGTCGCGCGATGTTCTGCAGGTTGATGCCGCGACTGGCCCAACGTCCTGTGGAGGCGCCGTGGTACACCAGTCCATTACGAATGCGTCCACCCACCTGAACGTCGGCCATTTTGTTGAACTTGGTGACAGACGTCTTGGAGCCCTCAGAGCGCAACTTCAGCACCTTGTCCACGTCCTTGTCGGTGTGGGTCTTCTTGGCCTCGTTCTCAATTGTTTCGGCCTGCATGTCAGTCAGCGCCACGCCTCTGGCCCTAAACCAGTTGAGCAGTTGTTCGCGCTTGGACACCTCAATGCCTCCGGTCAGGCGCGTGATCTCTTCGTTGATGTGGCTCATCTCGTGGTCCACCACGTTCATAATGTTGTTCAACTCTGTGGGGTTCACTGGAACACCGCGTTGGTTGATCTTCTGCGTGACCACCCAAACAGACTGCTCGGAAGGTGACAGTTTTCGTAACTTTCCGACGACTGCAATCTCAGTCTGCACGTCGCGCTTACAGTACTCAAGCATCTCGGCCACTAGCACTGGGTCCTCGCTGAACGTGCCGTCGCGCTTGGGCTTGCTCAACAGTTGAATGAGCTTTTTGCCGCGCTTGTCTTTCTGGAAGTCTGCCTGCATTACCTCGCCGGCCGTGTCCAAGTCCTGTGGGATGTTGTTTGCGGCCGCGATGGCCATGGAGTCAATGAGTTGCTCCCACTGGATCTCAGGCCACCCAAAGCGGGTGCCTACGCGGTTCCAAATGTGGTGCTCGAACGACGCATTCCATGCGGCGATTAGCCCGTTATTCGCCGCATGGTCCAGTACCCACGGGGGCACTTGGTCGGGCGTCCACACCTGCACGTCGTCCGCGGTAAAACCTGCGGCGAGGCAAATGATTTCTGTTGTGGGGGAGGATGAATAAACATCAAGGCCGTGGACCTTGAGATCGACCCTGCTACGGGTCTCGAAGTCGATTGAAAGAACTGACATAACTGCTCCTAAGGCATGCAGACGAATCTGCGTTAAAAAAGAGCAGGGAAGTTGCCTCCCCTGCTAAAAGTCCAACCAAGGACTCACCATGAAACACACCGAAACTATACCATAGATTTTGTGCGCTTATCAATTTCGCGTTCAAGGTACCATTTAGCCTTCTTCAAGTCTTCAATGGCATCCTTCTTTAAATCACAACGCCAGATATACTTAATTGCGTTACCCAAGTTAAACCCCATGTGTTCAGTAACTTGGATGCACTCAATACCCGACGGGTGTTCGGTGTAATGAGGGGGCTTATTAACTACATCTGGCTCGTTCATTTGAAAGCGCTCAGTGCGTACTGGTGCAAGTGGGCCCACAAACCCATGGCAATAAAGCCAAGGTATGCCGCGCCAATTATTCCCACCAACATGGTGAAAGCACCAAGGACATTCTCACAAATTGCTAAAATTTTGTCTTTCATACCTGCTCCTAAAAGGTGGGATGGTGTGCGCTCCCCCGAGAACCCTCAGAGGCACCACCCCAGTTTAATTATATCTCACAGACGCCGGCCACGCAGGCAAGCATTTGAGCGCCTTCCACGTTGTCCTTGTTCTCAGCAAACTTTGCCCACTCAATTGTTGGCATTTGCGCCAACAGTGTGTCGTACTCCTCTTTGGTGCACTCTTCGTATGGGGCCTGTCTGTACGTGCCGCCGTCGTGGGGCAAGAACGACACGCCTGACATTTCGTCAAAGTGGTCCCAAACAAACGCGCCCACCTTGGGCCACTCGCTCTCCTTGACCGATATGGTCACAGAGGGCTTGTGCTCACACCAGTGGCGTTGGTACGTCAGCCACAGACCCAAGTGGTCAATGGCGTCAATGTCGTCGCGTGTGGTCAATCCCTCTGGCGCCTTCTGTGGGAAGCTGAACACGATCGTGTTGTTGGGCTTCATCACGCAGGGCTCGTTGGGGATGCCTTGGGTAATCAAGAACTGGGACAGTGGGTCCTTCATGTCACCGCGCACGCGGCGAACGTAGTAGGGCGAGTGACGTGGGTGGATGCCGCTTGCTGTGTCTGTCAACTGGCTCACTGTGCCACTAGGCTTAACGGCTGTAATGGCTGTTGAGCGTGGGATACCGAGCAGGTCGGCGTACTCAGCGTTAGCCTGTTCAGCAACCAAACGCAACTGGGGCAACCACAACTCAGCGCCGCTTGTGCTACTCGTGACCTTGTGGTCGTAAATGCCGGTCAAGGACACACCCAATAAACGCTCTTCCTCGGTGTTTCGTTGCCAGACCTTACGCAGGTATGGGAAGTGTGTGAACGTGGCCTGTATGGTGCCTAAAATGGCCGCCATGCGCACCTTCTGTTTTAGGCTCTCCAGTGTGTCCTCAGGGCGCACCATGACCTCTGTCAAATTACAGAACTGGTAGGGGCGCAGAATGATCTCACTGCAGGGGTTTGTGCCAAACTCAAAGTTGGGGTCACGCTTGCCGTACTTGGCCACCGCGGCCTTGGCGGCCTCGCGGTTAAAGATACCACGCTCGCCTGAGTGGCTGTTGTACAGCGACGTCCACTCTTCCAAGAACGTGCCCACAGTGGGTTTGACGTCGTACACCGCGCTGTTGTTAGCCAACGCACGATGGCCTGCGGTCTCCCACCAGTTGCCAGATTTGGCATAGCGGATGCGCTCGTCGTTCAGGTCGGACAAAGAGATCATGGCAGAACGGCGCACGCCACCCACCACAACAACCTCACCGATCTTGCACATTATGTCGTGGCACTCAAGGGTGTTGAGTTTGCGGCCCTGTGCGGCCTTGAAGATTTTGATTGTGAAGTGGAACAGGTCAACCAGTGGCTCTGGGCCTGACGCACGGCCACCAAAGGTCTTCAGAGGCGCTCCTGCGGCACGTACCTTGCTCACGTCCCATTTTGGGATCTCGCCGGCGTACAGGTTGGCTAACAGCAGGCGGTATGACTTGGCCCAACCTTCTTTGCTGTCGTGCACGTTGATAACGTGGCTGGACTCAAACAGGCGTTCTGGCACGTCCGGCAGTTTGTTGGTGTACTTAGATTCCACAGAGAAGCCGACACCTGTACCACAGAGCAGGATGAACATGGCTTCGTCAAACGACTTGACGTCGTCCACGGGGAGGTATGAGCAGTTGTATACACAGGTGTTGTCACGGTCGGCGGCTTTTCCAGAAGTCATCATGGCGCGCATTGACGGCATGATGTGATGGCCAGATATGGCGTTAAAAATGTCTTGATACAGTTTTGGATCAAGCTTGGGGGTCTTTTCAAAAATGTAGTTCACGTAGCGGTTTACAGTTTCGTTCCAGTCCTCACGTCGGTTTTGATCTGGCATGAACTTGGCGTATCTGCTTTTGTGGATATATTCTCTGTATTGATCCATTTTAACCATTTTTTACCATCCTTTTTGCTAACATGTGACTTTCGCTTCCTATCAAGAAAGCAATTCTGATATATCCATAACCCATTTCATGGAGCGTTTTTGCAAACTCCGCAATTGATTTGTCATAAGATCTTCCCCTGTTCCAATGGTCAGGGTTACTAAGCTCATTGAATTCTGGTTTTTGATCTTTAATCAAAGCACTTTCAATTTGTAGTGCTTCTTGTTTAGATAGCTGTTTATGTGTTATTTCAACAATATCTGACAGCGTATAACCTTCATTACAAAGAGTTTGAACCCATTCAACATGAGATTCTTTTCGGTGCGATTTTCGCACGTTCCACGCGCGGTCTAGCTGGCCTATGCCAATGTATTTTGTTGTTTGTGTTGGTGGATCTTTATGTACATAAATGTAATAAACATCTTTGTTTTTATGCATGGTGGTGATAAATTTTAGAGACAAAAAAAGCCCACGCGTGAGGGTGGGCGTCGGGTGCAACAGCGTTTATTCTTCTGCTGTTGGTTCTTTTACTTCTTCAGCGGCTTTCGCGGCTTCCAAAGCTTCTGCTTGTGGGCGTCCTTGGTCAACGATGGCCATGATGGTCATGTTCACGTCAGCAAAGGGAAGCTTGCCCAACAACATCAAAATGTGGTTAACTTCGTCCACAGAAAATTCAAGTTTGATCATAATAAATGTTCAGTATATTAAACAAAATGGGGGCCGAGGCCCCCAACCTACTTAGACCGCGAAGTCCGAAGCGGCGGAAGAACTACCGCCCAAACGCTCGCCATCTTCCAACTTTTGCAAGTGGTTCAAACCGCAGGCAATGCCCTTGGAGCCCTGTTGGTTGTATGCGTAGAATGTCAAAGACGCCCTGCCGTAGCAACCGGAATACACCTCATCTGGGTCAAGGATTGGGTTCAAATCAGCGTCCACAACGCCGGGCCTTTGGTGAGTGTTGGCGTTGATGAAATACGAATTTGCGTACGCAGGATCGTCCTTCTCCGTGTCGCCGTCACGCAAACCACCCTTGAGGTTTTTAGGGATTGCTCCACCAAAAACTGAAGCGTTTGCCACTTTAGCTCTTTCAAAAGCCGCGTTAATTTTGTCAATTGTTTCCTTGTCTTTCTTGTCAATAATGATTGACACAGAAAACTTGGGTGTCATTCCCTCTTCCATTGCAACGGCTTTGAACACGTGTACAAAAGAAAAACGAACTTTATTGGTAACCACTTTTTCAACTACTTTGACCATCTTGGTCTCCTTGTTAGCTTGTTAGCTTGTTAGCTTGTTCGAGAGCCTTTAAAAAGGGCGGCTCTCAATACCCTACTTACGCAAAATCTTCTCTGGCTTTTGACGGGACCAACTTGGGCTCGCCGGCAGGTTTGACAATCAGGTCACCAAGAATATCTTGGAGGTGCCCCTTGCCCACTTGCTTTTCCAATTGTGCCACAGATTTTAATGCAGGTGTTGTGAATATATCATCAAAACCTGCTTTCTGCAACTTTTTCGCCGCATCCTCTTGCGCCTCTATTTTACGGTTTGTGCTTGTCTGCCCCAACTCGTAACCTGTAGGCACTATGCCATGGTCCGTCGCCTGTGTCAACATGTAATCTTCAACATCGGAAAGCCACTTGCGTGTCTTAGCCGCGTCTGAGAGTATCTTTATCAACTCGGTTTCTGACAGGAGCGCTGGCGCCTTGAAATCGGCCGCCGCGGCCACGTTGTTAAAGTCTGCTCGGGCCCTGCACTGTGACTTGGCCCTGCAGAATTGACAGTGGCTTCCTGCCATGAACTCCCCTTGGCCGGCGTGTGCCTTTTTAGCCTTGGGTTTTACTACATGCACGGCCCAGTCTTGCAAACTTTCTAGCGTCACCGTTTCGGTGGTGATGCTGTCCAGTCGGGGTTGGTGAATGGTGTATTCAACGTGGGTGATGTTTGGGTGTTCATCCTTGTACTTGTACCAACCACCAAGGCCGTACAGCCTCAGTTGCGGGTTGTCCGCGGCGTCCACCGGCACCCCCTTGCCGAATTTTAGGTCGATTACTCGAACCTTGTTCTCGCTCATTATGACCACGTCGGCTGTGCCGAAGCCGTCAGGCACCCACTCGCTGAAGTCCACCCGTTGCTCAAAGTAAGGGATATCCCCCTCACCAATTTGCGAACGAACGTAGAGCACGTAGTTGTCCACGTGCGCCTCAAAGTCTTCGTCGTAGTAGGGTGTTGCCTTGACCTCTGCAATTGCCTCGTTGTACTCCTTGGCCGTCATCTGTCCAAAATGCCGGCGTAGCTTGGCCTCTGCCATGGTGTGGGCTGTGGTGCCCTCTTGGCTGAAGTCGAACGCGCCGGCTTTTCGTTTAGGTTCGGGGAGTGACGCCTCTAGTCGCGCGCTGGGTGTACAAGACATCCATCGTTTGGACCCTGAGGCACTGAGTAGTGCATGTGTAGCGATGATGCTCTCCTTTATGCAAAGGTGAAAAAGCCCCTCTCGGGGCTTACGAAATGTCGGAACTTATTGCTAAGTACCGACGTATTGTCACGCCGCTTTTTTGAGCGCCGTGATCAAATCGGTAACTGCACCAGAAAAATCCAACACGACGTCCGCCTTGACTTCAAGCTTACTGCTCTTGTCGTCGCGATAGTCAGAGGGGAATTGACCCCTCAACGCTATCTCAGCCACCCTGCTGTTAAATGCCTTGTTCTCCACGTTAGCAAGCAACTGGGTTTCCCAGTAAGCTTGTGAGTGGGTAATAGCCATGTCCAGTGCTTCAGCAAACTCTGGGTGGTTTTTCTTAAACGTCTGCGCGGCCGCGGAACTAATTCCGACGCTTGCAAACATCATTTTTTGGGACGCGCCTACCTTGCCCAACTCTATCAGTTGGTCGCACATCTCCGGTTTAAACTCGTATTTGGATTTCGTTGCCATGGTGTATACCTTATATTCAAGGCCTAAAAAAGGCCTTTCCTATATAGAATTACCCATTTTGAGAGGGTTTTTCGACCTTCTGCGCCTGAGTATTTGAGTCTCGCACCTGCGCACGGGCCTTTGCCTCGCGTAATGCCTCGTTTACCACCAATCTTGTCACCGCTCCGGCCATTTCCTGAATGCGTTGCTCTTTTGGTTTCACGCCCAAAGACGTTAATAAATTTGTTGCTTCATTTGCCATTATGCTAATCCTTTTGTTTGCTGTTCTCGAAACTTGCGTAAATCCCGCAATATGAAATCACGTTCGTCTTCGTTCTCAAAGTGCCATATTGACAGCACGTCTTGATCTTTCTCGAACATGGGGTGCTTGGCGTCAACCTGAATGTCTATTGTAGGCCATCCTTGCTTGACATACTCCACGATGTATCCGTTCACAATTTTAACTCCTTTCGTATTTTAGCAACCGCCGCCGCAAAATGATACCGCCAATACTTTTGGGTCACTGCCAGATCATGGTAGTTATACCCTGACAGGTGCGCCTCAATGATTTCCCTCTGTTGTGGGGACAGCTTCTCAGCCACGACGTTGTACACGTCTTGGATGGTGTCTGGACCCCACGGCGCCCACCCTGCGCCGGTTGTAGGTTCGGAGGACGAATCCTCGTGCTCAAGAGGGTCCGGTTCTTCGTCTGAAAGCCTGCGGATGGTGGCGTTTACTTTGATCATTGAAGTTTGAGCGCGTTCATTAACGCGTTTTGCATGTCGATCTTCCCTTCTAGCACGTCCATGACCTGACTGTCAATACTTTTCTGCATGGTCAGGTGGTGAATAATTACAGGCTTTTCTTGCCCCTGTCTAAACAGGCGCGCGTTGGCTTGTAAGTAGTCTTCACTGGACCATGGCAGGTCAAACCAAACGATTTGTGCCGTGTCACCCACGTTGCACTGCAGGTTCAGGCCAATTCCCACGCTTTTAGGGTGGCAAAGTAGCACTGGGACCTTACCAGAGCGCCATAGGGCGATTGTTTTATCGTCGTCAGGGCTGAGTAGCACCGCGTCAGGAAAAACGCCCTGAAGCCGTTTTAGGCTGTGTTTGAAGTTATAGAACACGATTGTGGGCGTGTCGTCCAACATGTCGGTCAGGTATTCCAGTTTGGTGTCGTGGATGTGCACCACCTCTTTGGTTTCAGAATAAATGGACCCTGCGGTCATTTGCAGTAGCTTGCCCGTGAGCACACCGGCCGACGCCGCGGTCAGTGTCTCCTCTTCCACCTCGACAACCATTTCCTTGCGCATGGTGTTGTAGGCCTGTTTGGCCTGCTTCTCCCATTCGATGGTGTGCACAATGTCCTGACGTTGTGGCATGGTCAGGTAGTCTTCCTTGCGCAGGGACACACAAATGTCCCCAATCAGGGCGTCAATCTGTTCCTTGGCGTTGGGCTTTAACTTCCAACTCCAGACCATGCCGGTCCTACGATCTCGGGTGTCTGGCTCGAAGAACTTCTCTTTGTAGGAAGTCATCGATTTCCCTAGTCGTTGGCCCAAATCCAATATGCCGACTTGGGTCCAAAGGTCTAGGTACGACTTCGGGGTCGGTGTTCCTGTAAGTATGTATCTGTGCTCGAAATTCTTCAAATGCCCTTTCAACGTCTTCCACCGTTTTGACGACGGGTTTTTGAACCTGCTCGACTCGTCGATCACTAATGTCTGCCAACGCGGCAATGAGGCTTGCTCGAACACCCAAACCACGTTTTCGACGTTGGTCAAATACACGTCCGAATCGCTCTGCAACGCTTTCAACCTCTCCTGTGGGCTTCCCACAATGAGGGCAAACTTCATCTTCTCGGTGTGCGTCCAATTTTGTGCCTCCTGTTTCCAAACATTTTTAACGACGGCCTTTGGCCCAATGATCAGCGTCTTGCCCTCAATTTGGCTGAGTATTGTCAGGGCCGTTATCGTCTTGCCCAGTCCCATGTCCATCAGCAGTCCCATGTGAGGCTGAGTCTTGCTCTCCTGCACTAGGCGCTGTTGGTAGGGGTGTAAATTTTTTAATGTCAACATCAGTAGCCTGCTCTTTCCCTTGCTGTAACGTCGTTAACAATGCGATGACGCGTGGGGCGAGTGACGTAGGTATTTGCAGGGTCGCCGATTGGGGGCGGTCGTGCACCTCCATTGTTTACCTCCTTTATCTTTTCGTGTGTCCAGTCCGCAACCTTGTACAGATCCTCTTGTGTTGCGTTGGACTTGATTGTGTTTGCTCTGTTGCTTAACCATGCCACGTTGCCTTTGACATACCCCTTTTCAGGAATGATTTTGTCTAGGCTTGGTGAATCGGGGCCGCTCGATCCCACAGTGCCCGATTGTCCAAACCCCCAAAGAATTTTGGTCTTGAAAATGGGACAATAATCGGGCGCGATTGCACACAGGTATTTATGGTCCAATTCAAATGGAATACCTGCGGCTTTAGCGCGTCGTTTAATGTTGAACATTGTTTTGGCAATGTGGTTACGCTTTTTAGCCTCGTGGACTTCGTCGTCGGTCATAGCTGGTCAATGAATTGGTCTACGTCTTGTTCGCTTGATAGCACGTGGGTTTTCACCCCCCGCGCCAACAACTCCTTGATCATCAACTCCTGTCTTGCGCTTAGTTTTCCCTTTGGGTCTTTCAACTCCACTGGAATCACTCGGCTGTTGTAGAACACTAGCCTGTCCGGCACCCCCGTCATCGACGGGCTTACCCACTTCAGGCACAGGCCCCCCATCTCCTTGACCTTTTTTACCAGTCTTTGTTCGATTTTCTTTTCGTTTTGCAATCTTGGCAACCTCCACTAAACAGGCCGTGAACATTTGACGCACCAACCATTCGGTCAGGTACGCCCGCGACTCTTCACCAAAATCCTCCACGTCTTCACCGATGTGTTCGAGCACCCGCGCCACCACGTGTGTGGCCTCATGCGCCACAACACTGGCCAGCAGGGCCGCGTTGTCAACACACTCAATCAGGTTGAACACCACGATGACAATGGCCTCCTTTGGTGTAGAGAAGCTGTGTGTCTCCGCGATGCCCAACTCCAGTGGCGCCATCTCTGGCTGTGCCGCTATGCCGTGGTCCTTCAACACCTTGTAGAACGCCTGTGATGTAAAGCACATCTTTACAGGCACCGGAAAGAAACCAACATCCACATGAAAATATGCGTTGCTCAAAATATCTCCTCCCGTTCAAAGTTGCTGATACTGTCCACGTACTTCTGCGCCTTGGGTTTCAACTTCAAACCTAGGTACACGTTGGTCAACTCACCCTCAATGCGAACCCTTGCGGCCGTCACGCGATGGTCCTGCGTTGCCGCAAGAAACCTACGCTTGAACGCCATGTCACTTCCGGGCGGTATGTTCTTTGCAGTGGCCCATTTGCGCCAACACACAAACACGTCGTCCTTCAGCGAAGTGGCCTCTAGGTCGTAGTCCAGTGCGTCTGTTACGAATGACCCGATAGGATTGCCTAGCTCCTCCATCAACTCCAGTAGCTCGCGCCCTGTTGTTGGTTGTTGGAACCGCTGACCCTCGCGCGCCATGCGTCGTTGCTGTCCTGCAATGGCCCAGTTGAAAATGGCAGGCAACTCTTTGGCCAACTTGTCGGCCAAAAACGTGTCCTCTTTGCCATAAAAACTATTGCTCATCTTCAGCACAATCATGCGCCCTGTTAACGCGTTGGAGTTTTCCGTCAACTGCAAGGCCTCGTTAGAATAGATCACAATGCGCGTTGGCAAATAACCACTCCAAGCTTCCTTGTTTTTTCTGTTCACAGTCACAGTATCCCCGCCAACAATCCGGAGCAACTGGCTCACTACAGCACCCCTGTTGCGCTCCGGTGCGCGTGCGTCCGTGAAACTCGCTAGCAGTTTTCCTAGCCATGGTTGAAGTCCAAAAGTATCGCATAGTTCGTCCAGTTGTGGCGCCACTGTGTTGTGTTGCCCCAAGAGGCTAACGAGCACCTTGTTGATCGTTCCCTTGCCAGAGCGGCGCGGTCCAATGATGTTAAAGAATTTCTGCTGTGATGAATCACCACTCAGAATGTAGCCGAACATCTCCTGCAAGCACGTAATGCTCTCAGGGTCGTCGTTCCAAATGTCCTGCAAGAAACGCTCCCATGTTGGGCACGTCGCGTCAGGGTCATAAGCAAACGGCAAACTGTTCTGCGTGAAGAACCCCAAGCTGTGGGGTATCAACATGTTTTGCTCGGTGTGAAAAATGCCGTTCTCAAGCGACACCAGTTTGCTTGGGTCTGGCCTGTCTTTGCCATACCCTTCAAGCCACACCGGTGGTTTGGTGTTGGCCGTGTTGGGCAGGTGCGTTACCGCGTGCACCGCGTCTAGGATTGCAGACACGTGCGCAGGCGTTGGGTTGAACGGCATCAGGTTCTGCTTCTTGTCGTACTTCTTGCACCGGTCCAAAAACGTGTACAGCATGGAGCGCACTGTGGCCTCTTCAATGTCTTGGTAGTGTGTGCCCCTGTACTGGAACATGTCGTTCGCGTACGTGGTCAACGACGTGCCTTCCTCGCACGTAAACTGACTGGCTAAGAACTCTTTGGCGTGGTTGAGTGGTCCGCCTGTGAGCACCTTGTCCCCGTTGGCCACCACCTCGGCCTCCTTGGCCTTGTTGACCTTGAACACCAGTGACCGCAGGGTCGTGCCGCCAGTGCCACCGAAGCTGTCCCACTTGGCCGCACACTGCCCTGCCGCGTAGGCACCGCAGGCCCCGTCGTTATCAGACCACCGGTCCCACAACTCCAGTGCCTCGTAGTCGCCACCAAACTGGTGGTGCAGGGCCATGCCCACCGCCAACCACTCTGTGTACCCACAGTCAGGGTCCAACTGCGTCAACAGGTCGGTCTCTACGCGGGCCAAGTCCCACCCGTCCAGTGGTGGGCTGTAGTCTGCAAACGAATCACCTGATCGGTAACTGCGACGTGCGGGCACGATGTGTTGCAGGTCTTGTTCCTGATCGGGGATGGTGCCACCAAGTGTGTGGCCTGTCACTGTGAAGTAACGGCCCTTGGGGTAGATCTCCAAACCCTTCTCATGGTCTACGTGCGCGGCGTGTAGCTGTGCACGCGTGAAGATTTTGATGCCGGTGCCTGAGGGGCTGACCTCTGCGTAGCCTAAAACAGCGTCTTTAATGGCTTGCGCTTCAGGCGTAAGAGACGTTGGACCCTGAACGGCATCCACGCAGTCGTCCAGATCGATGCCCATGATGCCGTCGCTACCATCAAAGACAAAACCAACGCCGTCGAAACGACCAGTTTGATAAGCTTCTTGCGCATGGAGAAAATCACACCATGTTGTTGGGTTTGTTGAACTTGCTGACGACCCATTTGATTGCAGTGGTAACTTTGACCACCGCTTGTTCGACTCTTCTCCAACCTCGACTAACCTCCACAAAACCCAACGGGAGATTTTCTTGAGGCTGATCGGGATGTTCTCGAATTGAACCCCCAGTGCTGTTGGTTTGTTCATGTGTTTGCGCCTTTGTGTTTGGTGAATAGTTTATCATTTTTTGACACCCCTGAGTGTGTCGTACGCTGTTTCTCGCGCTTGCTTCATTTCCATGAGCCCCATCTCGGTCTCTTTGATCTGCTCGTCCATCTCGTTGATAATTGCCTGCCCGTACTTCTCCGCGGCCTCCTCGGCCGTCAGGTCCAGTCGTGAGGCTTTGTTAAGCACACTGTTGTCATCTTCTGGCCCGTGGTACCCAAATTGTACAAGCCCCTGCATTTCCATTATGGTGATCACCACCATAGGCATGATTAGAACGATGGCCGTTGCCGTGATTGGGTCTAAAAAATACCCGACCACCGACGCCAGTATGGCACCAAATAAATAGATTGCGTAAATTATTTTTTTCATGGGTGTTCCTGACACATTTTTAAAGCGTCGATAACCAACTCGTTAATGTTGGCCAAGATTTCTTTGCCGTCTGCTTCGTACTTGTAGTGTAGTCGCAGTTGTTCTGATATGTCCAACAACGCAAAAATCGCGTCTTGGCCGTGCAGGGCATACCGCAGTTTGTCTTCGTCATCGGGGTACTCGAACTCAAGTGTTGCTTTCATTAGTTTTCCTTAAACTCATTGATACGTAACCATTTTGTGGCCACCCACTTAACACCTGATTCTACTGGCGCACCACCATGTAGTGTTTTGGTGTCTTCTGTTGGTGTGTTATACCTGAACAATAGCGCGTTGCCTTCTCGCGCATTAACTTCTATCCCCGCGTCGGGAAAAATAGTTGCCCCTCCACTTTCAGGCGTGTTTAAGTACATTAAAAATGTTGCTATGCGTTGGCCTCCATTTTTAAGGTGGACCGCAGACCCTTCTAGGTTCTCTGGAAAATAATCAAAATGCGGCCGGTACTCCTGTCCTTTTTCATAACGAAGAATTTGTATTCCCTCTCCGTTTTCTACAGGTATGCCGGTTAGGTCTGCAATTCTTTGCTCAATTTTTTGGAGTATTGGTGTTTCTCCGCGCATAAAATACATGCCCCAACTTGTGCGGCCTTCATGTGAAACCCACGCGCCATTTTGGTCGTCTACTACTTGCGAGGCAACCAGTTTAGCCTTTGCTTGTGCAATAATTTCTTGGCATTCACTTTGGTCTAAAAATTTATTGTACACAGTTGCGTCGGGTCGGCGAGATTTTACCAACACCTCTGACTTGTCTTTTGCTTTGGCCTCTAGGGTCCAGTGGTAGAACACATACACCGCCCTCTGTGCCTCACCGCACAATAGCTCTTCGCGCCAGTGTGGGTGTTTGCGCCCTTCCATAACAGCCCCGTGTCCCAAAGGGAGTACTAAACCCACTGGGTTTTCTTTGTATTTGGCTGTGTCGTCCGCGCCATTCCATTCTTCTTTGTCATAAATTTTTGTGCTGATAAAAAGCGGCCACTGCAGGTTGTTTTTATCTTCAAGGCAAACACTCATTGTGACGTCTAAATCTTTTCGGTCTGTGTGTATGCCAAGAAAACTGCCGCGTCTGTACACACGTGTGTATGTGTTGGCCAGTGTTGCTTTGGGGTAGTATTTTTGAATTTGTTTGGTCAACCGGTCTGCGTAGGCCAATGTGGCCGGCAGGTTGTACACCCCTTCACTGCCTTTGTAAAAATTCTGTGTGTCCTCGTTGACTTTATTTTCGACGTTATCAAACGCAGAAACAATCGACGCGCATTCTTCAGGGTTAAAAATGCAAATCATGCCTTGCTCCAATCGTAGTCGTCGTCATCTTCGCCCGCACGCGCGCGCTCTTCAAACATGTATTTGGGTTGGTAGTTTTGTGTGTAGTCTGCCCACGCTTCCTCGTAGCGCACGTACTCTGTGTTTGGAATGAAGAGGGGCGTCAGGCGCCCGTCCTCTTTGACTGACCCTAGACAACGTGTGGCGGGTGTGCGCGTTGCGCGCCACACCTTTCTCGCCCGTCGCATGCGTAACCACGCCTCCCTGACCTCCTCGGTCCACTGTGCCGCCTTTTCGGGCGGTAGCTTTTTTAGGTTGGCCTCGTATACTGCGCGCTCGTTGTCTGTCATGTCTTATTCCTTTGGTGTCAACATTTTGCCTTCGGCAATGGCGGTTTTGAGCACGCCAATGAACGCAAAATTTAGCAGGTACCTTGTTGCCAGTGGGCCCATGTTAATGGTGCACTCACAGGACCCGTCGTCGTTCTCTTTGACTGTCTCCACGTTGATGTAGTCAAAATCTTTAAGGTCAACTTCTGAGATCATAATTAACTCGCTAGTTTGTACAGGCCGACGTTTGCAAACGCGTAGCCTAAATACGTTAGACACATAGGCATGTTGCCCTTGAGCCCCTGCTCAACTGCCACGCCCGCATAGATCAGCCCCGTCAGGGCTATTAGCCACCCGCTCATACTCTTCCTCCACCAGTTTAGTGAACTTCTTCAACTCTTTGTCGTAGTCGCAGGACCAGTCTATCGTGGCGCCCTTAGGCTTCCAGTCACAGTCCGACCACATGACAAACCCCGCCTGTTCTGCTAATTGTAGCATTCTAGCACGTTTCATGCCAACCCCCTATATGTTAATTCAGATCCATTGTATGTTGTTGCGCGCCAGTCTGCGTGGTACGCGCTCTTGACCTTGTTGGCCTCGAACTCGGCCGCCTTCCTAGCCTTTGTGGCACGCTTGTACGCGTTTATCCTGTCCCTGTTGGCCCTTGCGTACTCGCGCTCTGTTTCGCGTTTACGCTCTAGGCGTCGTTGGTTTGTTGCCCACACGTCTCGTATATCGCCTTTAGCCATGGTTTTTATCCTTCAGTTTGGTTTCGATTAGCCTAGCAAATCGGATTGCTTGGCTGTCCTCTTCAATGATAAATTCAAAACACGCACCGATCTCCTCGTCTGTCAGTGGCCGCCATGGGCGCACGTAGTCCTGAATGTCGTCGTCTATCTGCCGCTTGCGCCACCCTGTTGTCATGTCATTCCCTTCTTAGCGCATGGTGCGCGTTCTGCGAACACCGACGCCAGTAGGTGGTCGGCTCCTCTGTTGGGCCCGTGGTACCGCCCCAGTCCCTCACGCGTCCACTTGAGTAGCGTGTCCCTTGTCGGTGGCATGCCTGTGGGGCAGTGCACGATACCGGCCATGGCGTCGTACGCGCCTAGCACGTAGCCGGTGGCCTGCACCGCCTCCGGTGTGTACGGGTCCTTGAGTGCCGCCTGAAGTTGTGTAATCGTCAACTGTTGAGAGTGAGCACTCACTTCAAATAGGGCGCACCCTGTTAGGATCATTGCTTTAATTACGCGGTTCATGTCTTTGCTCCATCTCAGCCGCTAGGCTGTTTAGTTGATCGTGTGCATCGGGGTTCCATATTGCGTCGTCTATCGTGGCGCCCTGTATGGTCGTGTGTATGGTCCACCTGTCTGCCTCTC